ATCATCGACGAAGCAGACAATACCACTCCCGACGTACAACTCCTTCTTAGAGCGAGTATTGAGGAGTTCTCCAACAACTGCAGATTCATTTTCACTTGTAACTACAAAAATAAAATCATTGAACCCCTCCATTCGAGATGTGCTGTGGTGGAGTTTGGTATTCAGGGAAAACTTAAACAAGAAATTGCAGCAGCATTCTTCGGAAGATTAGTAAGTATTTTAGAACAAGAAAAGGTTGAAGCAGATAAGAAAGTTCTTGCAGAACTTATTAATAAACACTTCCCTGATTGGAGAAGAGTATTAAATGAGTGTCAAAGATATTCTGTTGGTGGTAAGATAGATAGTGGTATTCTCGCACATTTTAGTGATGTAAAAGTAAATGATCTCATTAAAAACCTCAAAGAAAAAAACTTCCCCGAAGTTCGTAAGTGGGTCGTCACTAATTTGGATAATGATACTACTGTATTACTGCGTCGCATTTACGATAGTCTTTACGAATCCTTGGTCAATAACTCTATTCCTGCTGCCGTTCTTATTATTGCGAAGTACCAGTATCAAGTAGCATTTGTGGCAGATCAAGAAATTAATTTACTTGCATGTTTGACTGAAATTATGGTAGAATGTAACTTTAAATAATGGAGATTATTGAATGAAAACTTTAAATAAAAAACAAAGACATCAAGTTAAATCTAGGTGGTATTATATTTTCTGGGGAACTGCAACTGTAGCAGTTGTTGCTGGTCAGATATTTGTAGGAAATGGTTTCCGTAGAATGGCTGATAGTCTTGACAAAGTATTAGAATCTCCTATCATATTAGATATTGGCCCTCAATTGCCAATGTGGGATAGCCCAATGATTATAAAATGATAATAAGTGAAGCAGATGCTACATGGGCTGCTGATGAATTTATTAATTACTTTGGAAATTTTACATCCATTGAAGATTATCTTCGATATGTAAAGAAAGAAATTGTTGTTCAATCAAATCCACTTGATTCTCTTGAGGATGAATTTTTTAATGAGGATGTTCATCCAGAGGAGATGGATTTTGAAGTTAGATTTATAGGAAATCGTTTTGAAAACTCACTACCTCAAG